TCATCAGCGTCCGGCCGATCGTGGCCGAGACGCTCACTTGATTTGCACCTCGCACATAAACCACAGTGCTTGAGGCATGCGATTTGAGCTTGCTTGCAAGCCACTGCTGGCCTAGGCGAAGTAGATCCGGCATCGCTTCACCTAGGTCTTAATGGTGGGCGGCTGATTGCCAGGTGGCTGATTTTTTTGTTCCAAAAGCTTGAGCAGGTTTTGATACTGATCCATAAGCTTTTTGAACTGCTCGTCATCAAGTACCGTATTGCCACGTTGTTTTCTGGCATTGCGGAGCGCCTGAAGTACCAGCGGGATTCCATACTGCAAACCCAACATTAGGGCGATACTCGAACCAGCCGACGTTGCGATCAGACTCTCGGGAGTCCACTGAGGACCGATCCGCAGTCGATCGGTGATGATTCCAGAATCTTCGGGTTCGCGTGGGGCAGGCCTGAGCCTCGGACGATCGACGATCGAATCGATCAGATCGTCCTGGGTGTCCGACTTGGCTAAGAAGCCCAGTGGCACCTGCATCGGCTCACCGTAGATCGTCGATGGAACCTGAACAATCTCCTGGCTTTCATCGATCTGGCAACCCACCTCGCGAGCCCCGGCTGGAAGTCCTTCGAGGGTTGCAGGAAGCTTGCCTCGCATCGCGCTCAGAAGAAACGGAGTCGATTGCCCCAAGCCTTCACCACCACCAGCCCACGTCAAGAGTCCAACCACCCGCGGTCCTTCATCGGTGTAATCGATGATGCTCGAGCCGCTACGACCCCCGATCGCTTCGGGTTTCCACGAGAGGATCTGTCCCTCTTTACGGTTCAGTCGCAAGACCTGGAGACTTGGCCACTCACACCTTGGGCTTCCGAAGGTCGTCACTGACGATTGGTTGCTTGGGTAGCGATCAGCCAATGGGATCGGATCGACATCTTTAGCAAACGCTCCGTTGCACTTCAGTAGCGCAAAGTCGACGCTAGTCCCACGTCCGTATCCCGAAGCAATGATCGATGCGGTTCCTCTTTCGCTCGATCCGTTGATGTTCCAGCGTTCCACGTTGACGGTTCGGCCACGCGTGGTACCGGCCACGTGGGCATTGGTAAGTACGATCGCGTTGCCTTCGGAGGTTCTTCCAACGACCGTTCCACTTCCGCACACGTTGCTTACCGTCACTCGGACCGTTGCGCCAACGACCTGATCAAATCGATCGAGACTTTGAGCTTGCGTTCGGAACCCAGATCTTGCAGCCTCGAACGTCAGATTCTCTTTGAGTGGATCCAAGACAATCGACCCGGGTACACCTTGCACGATCGGACAATTGCCATCAGGGCAGATCCGATCCTGGGCGAAGACTACGCTGCCAAGGGTGGCAGCAACCATAAACACCAGAGCCAAACAGTTGCTTTTCATAGTGATCCCTGCGATGAAATTGAAACAAGTTGGAACAGAAAGACGCCGGTCAAAACCCGCGTTATTGACTTAAACGCATCCGAACGGTGGTATCTGCCAAGGCAGCAGCTCGGACTACTTTTCCAATGGATTTGTTACCAGCAGAAGTCGTGGTCACGATGTTGTTGGTGTCATCCCAGAAGAGGATGCTCCCAACCGTGTAAGCCACACCGGTGTTTTTGTTGAAGTCAAAGACTCCATCGACAGCAAGCGAACCGAGTTCGCCCGCTGCAAGTGGACGAACCGTGACGCCGACTAGATCGCCTTGGACGACCACGTCCCCAGAGGCAAGAGCGCCCACGGGGGTATGATCGATGTAATGACCTTCCTGGATAAATGTTGCCTGTGGCATGATTGGCTAAACCTTGATTGCTGAAACGGATGAAGAAATGAACAGCTTGCCCAGTGAGGCTTATGCCTCACCCTTGCACTTGATGGCTGCACGAGGATCTTGCAGACTCGCGCCGAAGTCGTGATAACCTCGCATCTGGACACCCAAGACGTTGAAATCAGCCGTAGCGGTTTCAATAGTTGGGGCTTCTTGGCCGTTGAGGAAAGCGACTTCGATCAACGGAAGATCGTTAGGATCCGACAGCAGATACCAAGCCTTCGTCGAGTTGCCGGTGTAGAGGGCGTTGGCTAAGTACCGGCTGATCTCCACGCGGAACTTGCCAGCATGCGGGTTGCTAATCGGCGTTCTTGCGTTGGCCGTGTTGTCTCGCATCTCAAGCGACTTGTAGAGCTGCGATCCGATCGCCGATAAAGCGGTTGGCACGAGCAAGATTGCCGGCATCGTACCGATGGGTTTTCCATCGGAGTCCACCAAGTCGTAGTAGGCAACCTCCGCTTTAGTGAGCCCATCGATCGACAAAACGGTATCGATTCCGGTCAGAAAGTTCTTGTTACCCGCCGTAAAGAACGCCGAGTTGTTCATGAACGTGGTCCAGAACACGTCGTTGATCTTCATCCCTGAACCCCGTCCGAGTTTCCTTGGCACAGTAGTGATTGCCCCAAGGTCGTCATTGATGAAGTCTCGACGATCAACTCCGAGCATCAACCCGTAGGTATCAGCTCTGTTCGTAAAGCTCTCGTTCCCCAGGTTCCCGTGCTTGATTTCACCCCCAGGGGCCACCAACTCGTACTGATCCTTTCCGATCAGTCGATAGCTTGTCACGGTTTTGAAGTCGGTCACATTCCGCACCGAGCAGATGTTGCGCCATGTGCGTTCGACCGTAAAGAAACCTTCGAGAAGGAACTTATTTGCCACGTTCGAGAGAATCCCCCCGATGTCGATATTACTTACCGAGCTAGCTTCGACGCGTTGGCCAAACGCCGCGCGCATGACCTCGCGGTTGTCTCGGAAAGTCCGTCCGGTATACCCATTGGCCCAGGCGGCCTCGAGCAGAAGCTCCTGAAGACCGATCCCCCCTCGGAATTTCTTGGAAGCAATTTCGAGGCTTTGCTCAGGGATATGCTGCTCGAGGTTCATAAGACTTGCGCTCAGATAGCATGCAGCTTCCAAGACACTCGCGTTAATGGTGTTTTGCGGTACATGGATCGCGGGAACCTCGGGGCGCATCATTCGGATCTTCATGAGTTCAGCTTTCTCAAGGTTCCAACCTTCGCGGATCGCTTGGGCTTCGACCAGCGGAAGTGCCCCGTTGTAAATGCTGCGAATCCCTGCGATTCGCTCGAGTTCTGTAGCATGGGCTGCCCTCATGGCCTCAACGTCAGTCGTTCTCTCAGGTGGGTTCGTGACCGGTTCGACTGGAACCGGATTCGGGGGAACCAATACCGAAGCTGGATCCGGAGTGACCTGTGTCGTTGGAGTTGCGGTTTGGTCGTCTTGGTTTGCAGTTTGACTTGGATCCATCTCGGTTTCTCCAAAGGTTGCTGATGCCTGAGCTGCGACACTCGCGCTAGTGGCTCCGTCGGCACCAAGGTCTACGAAACTGATTTCACCAAGCGACGACCTTCGAATCACATTCACTGGACCGTTGTATTGGTTGCCATTGACGGTGACCTTTTGACCTTCCTTGACGAACTCGAATTCATCCACACCGGTTCCCACGCTTGCTTGCCACGGAAAACCGTTCTTTGAACTAACGACCACTTCGCGGGCAGCAGGTGTATCCCGAGAGACCACGCCGGTTGCGACAAGCTGGCCGGCCTCGACTCGGATCGAGTCGGTATGTCCAACACCCGAAAGCGGATCGTGACCGAATCGAATCGGCCGTGCTTGCGATGGAATCGATAGGCCCGCTAAGTCGATGATCACAGGATGACGCCAACCAGCGACTCGCATCTGACCACCGGTATAAGCAACCATCCGAAAGCGAGGGAGCACACCGCTTGATGTACCTTCAGCGGACGCATCGACATCGATCACTGCCGTCGCGCTCAACCTCAGTTGATTGCAATTCTCATCAGCCTTAATCGTCGACGGGGACTTCTTCGTCTTGGACATCCTGTGGTTCCTGAGTTGGAGTTTGAGAAACTTGCTCGGCAGTTAAACCAAGCGCAGACATGAGTGCGATTTCCTTGGCTCGCTGGCGAAGTTGTGTTTCCCAGTCTTGGCCTCGTTTGGCGTATTCATCAGCCAAGGTGGTGGTGTGACTAGCAAGACGAGTGGCTTGTGCGTTGGCTTCCTTGGCTGGATCCACATGCTCGTGACCATCCCAAAACCACTGGTGTGGCCACTGGGCAAATGGTCCAAGTCCGTTGGGAAGCAAACCGGGAAGAAGAGCGGCTTCATCGAACCAAGCCGCAAGAATGCGATCGAGTATGATTCGTTCGAGATTCGACTGATCGACTCGGATCGCCTTGTAATAAGTTTGATGGTCCAGGCGGCCCGAGGCGTAGTTGTAGCCCGAGCTGTTACCCGCCGCGATGTTGAACGGCATGTTCAAACAGCGAGCGATTTCGTTGAGCAACTCATGTTTAAACTCACCATAGGTCGTCGATGGCTGTTCGGCCTGCATTTGGGCCATCTTCCAACCACCTGGCATCGTTACCAATGCTCGTTTCTCCAGCTCGATCGGTTCGAATGGTTCAGCCGCATCGGCCTCTCCGTTGGCCGGCGCATCGGTGTAGAGGATCCCAGCGAAGTCGGCTGCTGTTTCAGCAGCCGCCAGAACCGCAAGAGTGAATCGGCGAAGTTGCGCGAAGAGTGGCAATGCCGGCATGATGTCCGGAATGCCACGCGTTTGTCCTGGTCGATCGGCTCGAAACCAATGCAATACGGCATCGGCACTAATGCGGTCGTAGTCGCTGCGAGCCGAGTAAAACCCATCACCTGGGTGATTACGAAGGATGTGGTATTCGACTGGGTTCCCGCTGGAATCAAAAACGATCCCATCCACAGCAATGGTTGAAAGTCGGTCCAGATCGGGCGTCGTGACCTGGTCTGCCTCGACGAGGCGAAGATCGAGCTGGACCTCGGTATTGAGCCGAGGATTGTTCGTGAGGATTGCGAAAGATTCGCCATCCGTGGCGCGTGCCATCCGCATCGTGCGGAGTTTTTCAGCGAGCTGCACTGAGCGAGCCCACAGCATGAAGGCATTTTCGATGCGTCTGTTTGCATCCGAGTCGGTGGTGAGCATCTGCAACCGGGGGCCGGTACCCACCACGTCATGCGCCAGGGTCAGAACGATCCCTCGAGCATACGAGTTGTTGGCCGTTTCATACCGAGCGCGGTTCCTAAGGATCCGGCGAACCTCGACGCTATTGGATGCGTTGGGCGAGAGCCCATCGGCGCTGGCCCAATGGCGTCGATTGTCGTCGGTGGTCACCGCAGCGTCATAGCGTGTGCGCACAACCCTCGCAATGCTTCGTGCTTGCGTGGAAGTACTACTTGGCGACCACCAATTGGAAATCCAGGACAACACGGTTACTCGGCCCCCGGTGGAACGATCTTGTTAAAGACCAGCCCGCGACGCTTCGACTTTGCGGCTTGCTTGGAGGCTAGGTAGCGATCGGCTTCGATCTGGTCGGTCAGCTTGTGCTGCTCGATGCTGCCCGCATCGCCCGAGGCCTTTGCTGGTCCTTGCGCGTTTTCAAGAATGGTGTCTTCTAGCTCATCAGCCATGGGGTTAGCTCCAGTTCGATAGACAATTCGATTTGCCTATTTGTAGAACTACCCGGTGAGCCGACTTGATGACGGAGGAAAGAAAAGAATCAGCCAGATCGTGCTACATCTAGCATTTTCGTTGCGGCGTCTGCGTCGATTCATAGGTGACGATCCGTCTGCCACAATGCCGACATTCTTTACGCCTACGGATGCGACCATCGTGAAGCGGTTCGGTGTTGGTCGTGTAGAAGTGCCTGCAACCGCACTGCGGGCAAGAGATCCCTCGATCACGGCTTTCTGATTTTTGCTCGTTCATCGGTTTCGTTTCCTTTGAAGCTCGGCGAAACTAACCCGTCCAGACTTTGGTATGCCTACCGACTCGCTTCCCGAGAGAGCCACTCCCTGCATCGACGCACCGACGCAGCAGCCAACGATGCAATCGAGCCAGTGGTTGTCACTTCGCTCCGGGCGCTGTTTCCATTCATCCACAGTTCGGCCACGGCCTTCGGTCCGCACTCGGTACTCGGCACAGAGGTGCTCGGCCAAGAGACGATGGGTCTCGGGGCCTGTTCCGAAAAAGGACAAGCAACCTTTGCTCCCCATCGAAACGGCGATGCGAGCATGCATGAAGGTTTTCCAGTAGTTGGTGTCATACACCACGTGCCGAACGGCTCGTTTCCCATGGATATTTGGAATTCTCCAGTTGTGACCAACGCGATCCCCCGGGCGACGCTTGTACTCGGAAAACGGCTGACTGGATGCTCCGACGAACCTCCCGTGGCTGGGAATCACAATCCCTGCATGAGCGCTCTGCCGACAGAACTGGTAGACCACATCGGTCGAAGCTCCCCAGTTGGCATCGATCAAGCATCGCTCGATTCGCATCATGGCACCATCATCTCGTCGCCATTCCCGACCAATCAGATCTCCGGTTAACCTCTCAAGACCAGCGTAGATACTCCCCTCGAGTCCTCCGGCCTTGGTGACCGTCGCCAGCGTGCTCCTTGCATCCCGAAGTGTGAAATACGGCCGTTTCTGGTCCGGGTAACTTCCATAGTCGATCAGGTATCCGGTGAAATCGCTTTCCCAGGCGACCACGGCGTAAAACAGGAGTGTTGCCTGGACGTCCACGAACATCGTTAGATGGTTGGTGGAGATCGGAACCACCCGCCTGTCGATTCGGTTAAACTTCGCAGCGATCTGATCTGGGGTTAGTTCGTTGTCGCTGGCTTCCTGCTCTGGCAGAGGTTCGTTTTGGTACTCGGCAAAGAATGCTGCTTGATCTTGAAGCTTGAGATTCATCGCATGCTGGATGGCCGATAGTTCATCATGGTTGTAACGCTCGGGCCAAGCGATCCGCGATCCGAGGTCCATGGCAAGTCGATTCGAACCATAGAACTGTGTGGCCAAGGAGATATCTCCACGGCTACGGAGGCTCTCAGCGCGGAGTTCGGCATACTTTGTCCAAAGCTTTTCGTCGCTTGGGAACTCATAGACCATCCGGGTCCGTTCCCCATTCCATTCGGGGTGTTTGTCTCGCGAGAGGATATTGTCGGCCATATCGCCTGGACGAATGACCGTGCAAGGCATGATTCCAGAGATCTTTTTCCCCGGGCCCGAGAGACCCAAGATGGCCCCGGCGAGGATACTCTCGCGAGTGGCACACTGGGAAAGGGATCTAGCCGATTCGTCCGTTTGGGGATCGTCGATTACCACAAGAGTGGGCCGAACGGTCTGACCGTCGGATCGCTTGTACTTCATGCCTCGGATCCGACCAGTGATGCCGGCGACCTTGATGATCGCTCCGCTGGCGATGCTTCCGGGCATCGTCGGCAGGACGATCTCCTTGGCAGTCCAGCCGATGTGCGTTCGCTCCCCTTTAAAGAGCTGGCCATTGCAGCGGTTGGCAATTCCATCTAGGGATTGAATCGGGAAAACGACCTCGGGGTAATCCGCAAGGAGCAGCTCGTTTCCATCGAGTTCCATCTTGATCGATTCGAGCATATCGCAGGCATGACCCTCGTCGCTACCAATGAGACATACGAATTCACGATGGCCGTTGAGTACCGCCCAAATGCAAGCACATTCACAGATGGTGGTCTTACCGCTCCCTCGGGGCATTGCCATCGAGAAGAGTCCCCCTCGCAGAACCGCTTGCTCGATCCGGTTGATGACCTTCAAGTGATCATCCGACCAAGCCAAATGGAACGTCAGTGGAAAATAGCACTCGCAGAAGTAACGAAAGTTCGTGGCTGCCTTGGCTTTTCGCTCGGGGTCTGCAATCTCCGGAAGCTCGCCGATGTCACGGCCTGCCGTTGCGATAGCCACGTTCCGCGCTCGCGCGCGTTCTTTGAGCTTCTCGTATGGATCCCCAGAGGTCTCGGGTGCTGGCGCATGCCGAGTCTCGACTAGCCACGCTCCGTAGCGAAGCAGGTCAACGTACCTTGCATCGCCGATGCGCATTCCAGCACGGGTTCGGTGTCGATACAGTTGCCTCTCGCTAATGACCTCACCTAGCGGTGTGGAGTTTAGCATTCTGCAAAGTTCGCTAGGTCGAAGTTTCCTTGGATCACTCACCACGGCCCATCTCCTTTACTATCCATGCGATGTAGTGGACCAAGTTGATTGATCCATCTTGGTTTGTTGGAGCACCGCTTTCGATGTCCATCGCGATGTTCTCCTCGGGAATCCGGATCTTGGCCGCTGCCGAGAGAAGTTTGGCAGCCTGCTCGGGGGTTAGTCGATTCGGATCGATCGGGGTTTTTCCATCACTCATGCCAGGCCCCCTTCTTTGAGGATTGGCACCGGGGCCCACACGGGGCCCACCGGCGCGTTTTGTTGGCACATGCGAACCCTTGGGCAAGGTGGTTTTGCGCGCGACTTGGCGCAAACCGTCGCCTTTGTTGGGCCACCTGAAAACATGCAAAAAGACTTGGAAAAACATGCTTTATCGGCTGGATGAGCTGCGAACCGCATGGCTCAATGTGACCACGCGAACGCAAACGCGATCGCAAACGATAGACCCACCCAACCCAAACGGAGAGACAAAGATGAACGCTAACGAGATCGCCTTCGGAATCGAGTTCGAGACCACCCTGCCAAGCAGCGACACCACACCGATCGGACCCTACCACCACGGATACCAAGTACCCTGGTTGCCAACCGGGTGGCGCGCCGAACGCGACGCGAGCATCAAACCAGAGACACCCAACCGCAAGGGATGCGAATTCGTAAGCCCCAAGCTCAAGGGATACGAAGGCCTCAAGCAGATCGAAGACGCGATCGAGAAGATCAACGAGCACGACGCGAAGGTCAACGCGAGCTGCGGATTGCACATAACGATCGAATGGAACGGCGACGCAGCCGCCTTGGCCAGATTGATTTCCCTGGTCGGCAACCACGAGAAAGCGATCTTCGCAAGCACCGGAACACGCAGGCGAGAACAAACGGTCTACACCAAACGGATCAAACAATACGGGGACAAAGACGCCGCTAAGAACCGATGCGAAGCGGATCGCTACCACCTGCTGAACCTCACGCACCTGGCCGCGGGCAAGAACCGAATCGAATTCCGGGCCTTCGCCGGAACGCTCAACAAGACCAAGGTGG